ACCTCCACTCGGTTTTTAATCGAAAACAGTTTACATAATGTTAAGATTACTATATATAAATAGTCGTCTTAATTTTTATGGCTGAAGAAGTAAAAAAGGAAGAACCTAAAAAGGTAGGACCACTCGGTAAGTTAAAAGAACTCGCAGAGGACAAAGAGGAGCAGATGGAAATCTTCTCCACTTTTGTGCGCTTGGGTATCTTAATCTGGAGTGGTGGAATATTGACATTGAATTATGTTTCAATTCCTAACTTCCCTCAGAAAAACATTGATCCAACTTTCATAGCGAGTGTCTTCACAGGAGTCCTAGCTAGTTTTGGAATCCAAACTGCAAAGAACAAAGATAAGGGTGCAGCTGCAAAACAAACACCACCTATATCAAAAGCAGATATGGAAAAACTAATTGAAAAAGCAGCAAACACTGCACCTGCACAAACCATTCGTATCGAACAAGCACCTATGGTACTTGCTCCTACTCCTAACAAAAAGGCATAATGGAAAAGAAAGAAGTGAAATGGTCTAAGTTGTTTGCACTTGGATTGGGTGGAGTCGTTGGACTCTCATATCTTGGAATGATTGGAACTCTTATAAATCGTGAGAGTAAATTACCAAGTATTAATGTGCCAGTAGGACCTTATACAGCATACGAAGCAGAAGTTGGGAAAGAGGGATATAAAATCAAATATCGTGCCAACGATCCTCTGGTAATGCGTGTGGAAAGGGATAGTAACACGAAGGGTGGCTTTCTTGGATTGGCTAATAACAAAGTTAAAACCATCGAACAGTACACGATGGACGGTTCAGTTCACACAAAACCCAATAGTTCATCAACAACAATCGCAAACGGAAAGTCCGAAGCATGTATCAAAGCAATCGGAGGTGCAGAAGGAACAGGAAGACTCGTTGGTTCCAGTATTGGTGCTAGTGCTGCTCCTGCTCTGTCTAATATTCCCTTTGTTGGTTGGGTTGCTGCTGGTTGGGTAACTATGTTCTCAGGTAATCAAGGTGCTGAGATTGGTGGTCAAATGGCAGAAGATCTAAACAAAGATTGTTAGTGTGTAAACCGACATAATATTGCGTATTTTTACTTAGTGCATTATAATAAATAATAATGTACTGGAGTTGAAACTATCATGTCCCATTACACACTTAGTTGGCACGATCAACAAAACGAACACCATGAAATTGGTGAATATGCTGAAGACGCATTTGAAGCAGTAAGACACGCAAGAGAGGATGTTCCGTATCTACAGGAACATCCTTTTTCTTTGGAATCAATTAAGGAGGTTAAATGAAAAAATTAAACTCTGCCGTCCTTAACGTCACTGTTGCAATACTTGATTTTCTGTATCGCAATCGACCATCTCAAAGATTCTGGGTTCTTGAAGTCATTGCACGAGCGCCATACTTTGCGTTCATAAGTGTATTACATTTAAGAGAATCTTTAGGATTGAGAGGTGAGGAACATATATACTTAATGAAAGAACATTTCTATCAGGCCTTAAATGAAACGGAACACTTGGAAGAGATGGAGACTAGGGAGGGCAATAAATACTGGATTGATCGGTTCTTTGCCAAACATCTTGTTATACTTTATTATTGGATCATGGTTGGGTATTATGTTCTCGATCCTCTTGACGCTTATGATATCAACATGAAGATTGAAAAACATGCATATGAAACTTACATCAAGTATCTTTCATATCATCCAGAAGATAAGAGGATAGCAGAGATCGCAGAAGATGAACTCGAACATGCTAGAGAATTACAACACGCAATGTCAATGATCGTATGACAAAAACAGCTTCCTATCACATTTACATTGAAGACAGATGCCTCTTTAAAAATTTAAATGAGGAGGAGTTTGATTTAATCTGGGATAAGATATACAGATCCTATTGGAAAGAGGACTTAACATACTCAGTTTGTTTTGGAGACCACATATCTGATTTAGAGCCATCTTTTTAATCAATATATAGTATATACTTATTACATATATTAGTTTATGTTATCTACAAAATATCGTCTGAGATTGGAATCAATCTGTAAAGACATTGCTTCTGGAACTGAAGTGACCCTAGAAGATATGATATGGGCAAATAAATTAGCAAAGGCTAATACGAGTGCAAGAGGTATGATGAGTCAAGCAAGAAGACTCGCAACTGACCCAGATGGGTCTTGTTTAAAGTATTTGGATATTGGTGATCCAAATTCAAAGAAAAATGGTTTTAATGGTGCGGATGATATAGCAGACTGGTTTAAGAATGATAGATCGGATGATTGGAGACAACGAGATTGACAGTAGTTCACAGTGTAAATGTCATGATACTCATACTGTTGATTTCTGTGAGTATTGTGATATACTACATATTGAGATACGATCATTACTTTCCAAATGACTAAAAAGAAAGAAGAACGTGAGTATGCGAAGAGTCGTGAAGAATACTTTCGTGAGTTTCATCGAGTCATTGCTCCAGTGGTCGTCATGAAAAAGTATGATGAATAAATTATTAATACTACCAATGTTCTTTTTGACAATGTGTGGAACTGCACCAGTGACACCGCCAGCACAGGCATGTAGTCCTCGTCTGGATGGTCAACCAACTAATTGCGGAGAGGATTTTGTTGTCTTACCAAGAGAAGAAATCAGAGGAGAGATTGATATCTACGAACCGATGCATTGGCATTCAATAAACCAAATGTTTATAAGAAGTCAAAGAAGAAAGAGAATAGAAGAAAATGCAACCACTCCTACTGACGCCATAAATAAAGCACTGATGGAGTTTGAAAATGGGAGCAATGGTTCCACCGAGTCGGAAGAGTTGTTACAACTTTCGAGTGACGGAAATAAATCGAGTAGTTGACGGTGACACAATTGATGTTACAATAGACTTAGGATTCGACCTTTACAAAAAAGAAAGAGTGAGAGTTGCTGGTGTTGATACACCAGAGAAACGTACAAGAAACTTAGAGGAGAAAGCACTTGGTATTGACGCAACTGAATGGCTTAAAGACAAGTTGGAAGGTGCTATTGACGGTGACGATGAGCTTACTATTAGGACTGAACTTGTTGGTGGCGTCGGTAAATACGGCCGTCTTCTTGGCTGGCTTTATATCGGGGATGCAACTGTGTCCCTTAACGAAGAAATGATTGGAGAAGGATATGCGTGGCCATATGATGGTGGCACAAAACAAAAAGACTTTGAAGAATTAAGACAACTTCGGAGAGCTCGTGGAACACTCACTGAATAATGCTTTATGTTCAGAGTGCGATGCACACTGGATAGACGGACAACTATATTGGTCAAATGGAAAGGAGGGTTGTCCTCATGATTTGGCTGGTTTAGTATGTAATCAGATGTTTAAATATAAAAGTGGAGTGGTCAAATGTATCAATCCATGTGTAGGTTCTGATAGTGGTCAAACATGGCGACATCAAACAGAACTAAATAACGATGAAGAATAATTAATTATTATGTTACAGAAAATTGTAAATGGAATTGCTATTGCAAGTGGTGTTGTATCTTTGGCCGTTGTGGGTACTGTCGGGTATGTATATATTCGCAAAGATGCAATTATCGAAAATGTCAAAAGTAAAGTAATGGAATCTGTAATGCCAGATTTAGGTGGTGGACTTACTGATATGATACCTGACATGACAGGCCCTGCCACATCAATTCCTAAGAGTCCTATGCCCGATGGTGTTGGATTAGGTATCCCATCATTCTAAGTGAATGGAACCGATTAAAGAGATTGATGTTCCTAATATTATAGTTTCTAAATTTGGAACGAATGATATTTGGTTGAAAGATGTGCCTTTTGTGCCTAGTAATCATCCACCGATTACAACACAGATAGGTTTTCCAATTGTGGATATGCCTGGCTGTGTGAAGATGCATCCAGATAATAGAGATCATGTGACAAGACTACCATTTGATTATGATCTTGTGAATCAGGATCCAGATGGTGTCATGACTTTATGCCCTCATGGTGAGTATCCGTCTTATGATGCGATGGATTATCAACCAGAGAATTTAATCATAACAAGAGAAACTCCTCCACCTCCTGTTGAACCACCACCATCACCACCAGAATTTACACCCGAAGAAATACCAGAGACGGATAAGGATATTGATTGCCCAGGCCCTGGCCAATTAAGAGTTGGTGATTTAACTCAGTCAGGTGATGAGAGAGTAACTGGTCATGAACTGAGTAAAGACGGTAAAACCTGTGAGACATTATATGAACCCACTACAATAGTTGAAAAATTCCTGCCACCAATAAATCAAGCATCAACTGTGACCGCACTTGCAGTTGTGGCTACAGCGGGTGCTGCTGCAACACCATTATTGATAAGAATTATAAAACCTGTGATTAAAAAATTATGGACTACGATTCAAAAAAAATTAGGAAAAGGAAAGAAGAAAGAGGAACAAACTTCTGAACAAATCGCAAAGAAATATAAAATGAGTAAATTAAAGATTACCGATTGATATAGTATTTAAACTACTTGCATTACCATCTGGTTTAACAGGTAGAGGATTTGGTGTGATTGAATGACTGTGGTTTGGTAGAGTGCCTGGCGGATTTACTAAGACGACATCGGCACATACGGCATAGTATGGCGATTTTTTATGAAACATGATGCCCGCTTTCATCAATTCGCCACAGTTTTTAAGTCTTGCTATCTCAAAGTCTAATCTTTTGTTTGCAGTATTTTGCACCATGTAATTAATATTTGCCTGCGCTGCCTGTTTACACTGTTCTTGTAATTCTTTGTCTAAAGGTTTCGACCAAGTTGCAGACACTCCAAGAGATATTGTACTACTATCTTTCTGCCCTGTTCTTGTTGGTTTATAATATAAAATTTCACCTGGATTGTCTGGTACGTCGTTGTTATCTGCGTCTACATTATTATAAACTGGATCCATGTAGTAAGATTCGTAGGGACGCTTTACTGCAATATTTCCTGTGGCAAATGGTGTTATGTTCATGGTAGGACCTTGACATTGTATACCATTTCCATATGTATTTGTTATATACGGTCCTTGTAAAACTTGTATAGCTTGATTGGTAACTGAGCCAGAACTATTGGCGACTGGATTTGCTGTCGCTGAAACACCCCCAATGTCTGAAGCGAATGAAAGTCCAGTCGAG